TTACGCGGCCTCGGTGATGGATGTTTGCCAGTTGTCCGGATCGTTCTGCCAGGCCTGCACAGCGGACTGTCTCCAGCCCACCCGGCCGGCAGAGATCACAACCGATGCTGGAAATCTGCCGCGTTTGATCTGCCGCCACAGCGTGGAGCGGGAAAAGGACGTCACTTCCAGGACGTCTTTCTCAGAGATGAAACGATCAAGAGTTCTGGTCATGGCGCATTCTCTTCGCCACAGTTAGGGCAGATGTTGAAACGCTGCCGATCGTTAAGGAAACGCCCGCAGCCACCGCAATTGATCAGGCTGCCATAGCTCTTGGTGCGTTGGCGTTTTGGCGGGGACAGCTTGAGATCTACTGCCCGTAGCGCCTGCTTGTGGTCGAGCTGCACGGCTCGCACGACCGGGCGCGAACGATCGACGATGTAGCCGCACGGCCAGAGCTCAAAGCCTTTCGACCGGTAGCTGGCGGAATCCGGGGCACCAGGATGAATTGCGTCTTCCAGGTTCGCGGTCGGGCCTGTACCGCCGAGCCAGACAAGATCGTTTCCATCCCAGTCGCGTGCGTAGGCCACGTAAAAACGACCATCTACGTTGTGGTAGGCCTCGGCCTCGGATCTGGTGAGGTACTGGCAATCGACTCCTATTTCGGCCCGTGCCCGGATGTATTCCATGGGCCAGGGTAGGTCGGTTTCCCTGCTTTCGTACTGCCTGACTGCGCGTTCACGTGTGAACTGCTCGGCCTCATTGAGGTTTGAGGTATAGCCGCCGCCTAGGCGCCAGAACATTGTTCGGCTACCCACGTTGTTACGACTGTCCTGGAGGTAGAAGAAATCAGTCATGGGTGGCCTCCCTTTGATGTACTAGGCGAGGGTTAACCGCTGTGGGCTGGATAGTTGAAGCCATAGTCATTACGCGGAAGTCGCGCTCGGACAACAGCGGTTCAACGTCGTCGCTGGGTGTAGTCGGAAACAGACGGTTGGCTTGCACGAATGCCGAAAAAGCATCCTGGAAATGCGCTTCGAGGGCTTTGCGCAGCGTGTCGTAATGAAGCTCAAACTCGACAGCCTCCGCCGGGGTTACCTTAACCCCGATCTGCTTCGGCCGCTGCTTGCTGCGGTAAGCGTCGGGACTATCTGTGTTACACACCTTTGCGAGGATCTGGGCAGCGAGGCGGGTTTCGAACTTGGAGGGAGCAGGGAACCAGCAGATTTCGCGACGCTCATCAGCCAGGTCATCAAGCTTAAGTCCATGGCGTGCGAGCAGCGTTTCAAGCATTCGCTGTGCATTAGCCTTCTCGCCTCCCACTCCGCGTTCAGCCAGGGCCTGCAGCTTGCGCAGTTTCTCCTGGACCTTCTGATCAATTGACTGCGTCATTGATAGCCTCATCAACGGGATGGAAATGGAAAAGCACGTGGCCTTGGGGAAGGTGGTTACTGTCTTGCTCCTGCAGCTCGCCACCCCAGAGTTCAAGCTTGCGTAGCAGAGCAACGGCCGCTTGAAGCGGCCCTTCCGAGCGACTCGCGCTGGTCTTCCGCCCTTTGGCGCGGGCCATGTAGCTGCCCAACGTTGGTTTGACGATGATCTCAAGCATGTCGACGTACCTTCTGTGCGTGCTTGGCTTCGACGTTGGCCATGTAGGCTTCCCATTCGGCGCATTTCCGCTGCTGGCGGATCTTGCTGCAGCGCTGGTGGGAGCGCGTTGAACGGGCCTTGCCACATACATCGCAGATGCAGGGAAGGTCGAGAAAGTGAACGGCCAGGCGCGGCCGCTGTTGAGTGCTTGCCTTATCCACGGCTTACCCCCTTGGCTGCTTTGAATGCTTCCTCACGGGCATTCCGGGCCGTTTCGTACTCACTGGCGGTGATCTCGATGACACCTTCGATCCAGCCGTAGGAGGGCTGGCCAGCCGCTACTTTCTCCAGGTGTTTGGCCTGGTCGAGGTGATAACCCAGATTGAAATAGGCCACGCCATCCAGCTCGAACTTGATCCCACCATTCAGCAACAGGTTGCCGGTGTTGATGCCGGTCTTTTCCCAGTAGGTATGGTTGCTCAATCGTGGAGGGCATAGCTTCGCCCAAAGCTCCAGCAGACGGCTGTGCTCAGCTTTGTAAGCTGCCCGATCTTCCTTGCTGCCACCCTTTGGAAGCAGGGGGGTACTTCGAAGGCTGCGATACCCATATTCGTCTGGGCGCCGCCAGTACACGTCCAGTTCTTTACTGGCACTGAGTTTCACCCCACCGGCGTAGTGGCAAGTGATGTCCCGCATCGAGGCGACCTGGCCGCCGAAGGCCTCACCGAGAACTACCAGTGCTGCCTGCTGCTCAGCCTTTTTGGTGTAGAACTCCTGCACGATGGCCACAATGGCTGGAGCTTCTGTTTTGTAAAAGTGACGGATGCTCATAATCAACGCTCCCCCATCAGGGCGCGGGTCAGGGCGTTCGGCTGTCCAGCAGGTGTCAGCTTTTGCAGTGGCTGTACGCTGCAGCGGCCATTGCCGCCCCGAATGGTTGCAACCTGGCCATCGATCTCGATGATCTTCCCGGTGCGGGCACTGAGGCGGTAACCGCGACCTTCTTTCCGCATGGCAACATAGGAGACCTCGTCGCCGACCTGGAAAGCGGTTGTGGTAGCCTGCTCGGTGCTGACTTCTTGGGTTTGTACTTGCATGGTGCTTCTCCTTGGGGTTGGTAGGCGCTGGGGAGTTGCCGCTCTCCAGCGCCGTCTTTTTTCCGGTTATCCGGTTTCAGTTGAGGCGGTACTGCTTGCTGTCCTCTATCACGTACAAATCCACGTCACGCAGGCGGTACAAACCGCCGGGCCCCCCATGAATGACGTAATCATCAAACGGTGCCTTTTTGACACGGACTGAAAAGACTTCGCCCGTCTGGTGGGCGTACTCGCTGGTTTTCTTGAGTTGGGCGTAGAGCTGCTGACCGGCAGGGGCACAGCCAGCTGGGCCGTGTGCGGCCTCAAACCCTAGCCACGCCGCGCGGGTCTCCAAGTTAAGGAACGTGGTGTCGGTCCCCGACAAGTCTCTGGACAGGTCGTAGCCTCGCGGAACCGCCCAGTCCTCGAAGGCCATGACCATTTCAAGATTGTCGATTTGTTTAGTGTTCTTTGTTTGCACAGTGCTTCTCCTTGGGGATACCCAGGCGTTGCCGCGCCCGGGCGGGTTGATCAATGAACCAGGTTGTTGAGCAGATCAGGAACGGCGTAGCCGACTGCCAGCAGCAGGGCCAGGGTCAAGCCACTGGCAATCAGGGTGGCCAGCGTCTCGCGCCGACTGGGGTGGTAATGCTCGTCGTGGTTCTCGTTGCGCATGGTGCTTCTCCTTGGGGTTGATACCTGGGCGTTGCCGCGCCCTGGCGAGTTGTCAGGCCTGGAACATCCAGCACCGGACGGTCTTGCTGGTGTTGAACGCGTCTGTCTGTCTCGCTGAGTTGACGGGCTTGTTCGACTCCAGAAATTTGGGGGACTTGCTGGTTTTGAGTAGGCGCTTCAGTTCGCTCAGGGCCGGCACTTGTTGGCGCTTGTTGGCAGCCAGCTCGACAAATTCATTGAGGTTCACGGCAATCAGGCCTTGTTTGCGGGCATGGTTGAGGGCGCCGTTGTCATCCATGCCGTTGAGGAAGTCGTAGAGGTCCCAGAACTCGCGCACGGTTGGGTGATCGGCGTTGATAGCCTGCTGGCGTTCCTCGGCCATACGGCCGATTTCTTCATGCACCAGGGCGGCGCGCTTGTCGCCAAGTGGCACGACAAGGCACAAGCCATCAACCAGGCTGCGCAGTTGGGCGTGGTTTTTGGCAATACGCACGGTACGGATGCCAGGGCGCTCAAGCAGCTCCTGCTCATACTGGGAAGTCCGCTCTTCCAAGAGCCGCATAATCTCGGCTTCGCGCTGCAGGGCTTTGATCAGAAAGCCGCTGACCCGCTCCATCGGCATACGCTCCAGTTCTTCGGCGAACAACTTGGTCTCCGGCGTGTGGTGCTCGCGGGTCAAGTGAACGTGGCAGATCCGCTGCAAGATCGGCTCGGAGGCATTGACCGGGTTGTTCTGGGCAATCAGCAGCGCGCCACGGAAAGGCGGTTCGCGGGTGTCGTTGCCGTTGTTCTTGACGCCGGTAGAGCGGACGCTGCGGCCGTTGTAGGCGGTCTTCAGTTCGTCCCAGTCGAAGTGCTTCACCGGCGCACCATCCTTCTGCTCTCGTTCGGACTCGATCAGAACCACGGGCAGATTGCCCACCTGGGCGAAGTTACGGGCACGGCTCACCGGGGTGGCCTTGGACGGGTCGAAGCCTTCGTATTCCGTGCGCCCTACCAGCTTCCAGAACAGTTCCACGAGGGTGGTCTTACCTGAGCCCGCTTCGCCGACAAGTTCCAGAAAGCAGATGGTTTTCTGCTTCTGGCGGATTTGCTCGGCGGTCAACGCACCCAGCCACCAGGCCAGCACCACCACGCCACGCACGCCGAAGCAACGCCAGAACACCTCGAACCAGCCCTCGTTGTAGCCATTGAGGTCGGTATTGATGGTGAGCACCGGTGACTGGCTCTGCGACTTGATGCTCAGTTGCCCGAGGTCGAAGAAGTCTTCCTCGTTGAGCTTGTGGACCTTGCCGTTTGTGATGGCGATGTCATTGAAAACATAGACCCCGTGCTCGCGTGAGTAGCCGATCCAGTCAATGGTGTTTACGGTTTTCAGGCGATCGAGCTGCGGTTCAATCAGACGCTCCAACTGCAGAGCGGTGCCGGTGAACATGGCCCCGCTGGAAATGTTGAGCAGTCGCTTCTTGAACTCCGGGGCAGACGATAACTGTGCGGCGCTGAAGGTACTTTTGATTGCCGCAGCGTCAGGTCGCTCGACGCGGAAGTAGTACCAGGCCTCGTCGGTCAGTTCGTTGCGCATGAAATACAGTGCTTGAAAGTGGCAGTTGGCAATGCGAACTACGTGGCCGCATTGGCGCATAGCCTTGTCGCGCTTCTGCTGATCGTTGAGCAACTGATCCTCTTGGCGATCCGAGGTTTCAAGGTCCCGCATCGCACGATCGAACTTCTCCAGGTCGAACCTGAACCAATACAGCCGTGTCCTGAAGGTGAAAGAAAACTCGCTGCGTGGGTGCCAGTCATACATCAACAGCCCTTTTTCCTCAGCGGACTCGGCCAGTAACAAGGCCCCCTCATGCCGGGCTTCCTTCAGGTCTTTTTCAACCCGCTTGGTACGCTCGTCGTCGCCTTCAATGAAGGTCCAGCGCAGGTGCAAGTCGTTCCAATCAAGCTTTTTGCTCCCGGTCTGCGGGATCATTGCCGCTTCACAGGTGAAGCCCAGCTCGCGGGCTTCCTTCACCCAGCGGCGGGTGTTGGCGCGTGCGACCGGTTCGTTGTCCAGAGCCCAGACCAGTCTCGGGAGGCGCTTCCCCGCGTCCTGGCGCAGCTTGATCAGGTCCTTGAGTGAGTCGATCGGCAACGGTGCGCTCGACATCATCGATACTGCGGCAGTGTCATGGTGCAGGAGGGCGATGGCATCAAAGATGCCCTCGACAATCCACAGTTCATCGATTGCTAGCAGGTCCACACTGGGTGGACACCACCAGACACCCTTGTAGCTTTCCCCGGGTTTGAAGCGAGCCTTCTGCTTGCCGAAACGCTCAGGCCGGTCAATCAGGCGTTCCCAGTGGCCGCCTTTGTCCAACGGGAAACGCACAGTGGCGCTGCCGGCGTTGATATCCCTGCTCCAATAGTTTTCCTGGGTGAACCAACCCTTGATCAGGTCGATTCGAAAGCCCCGGGCGAATTCCAGATAGGCGCGAGCGGTGGCAACGGGATCTTCCTGGGTTGCCGGTGCTGTCTTACTCCAGTCGTTGAAGAGGTCATCGTAGATGTCCTTGATGTGTACCCGGTGGCCACACTTTTCTGGGCGTCCACAGATCAACATCCACGGCGAGTCATGGAATGTGTACAGGGTATTTTTCTGGCACCGGTGCGCCGGGCATTTGCCTTTGCGCATGTAATTGGTGCCGGTCATGTGCTTCAGGCCGTAGTCGCGCTCAAGGCGATTCAGCACTTCGCTCCTGAGTTTTTCTTTCATCTGCATGGCGTGGGCCTTAATGATTGGCTTCGAGGGCAGCCCGCAGGGCACCGATCGTTTGTTTATGGCCGTCCAGGGCGGGATAGTCGTCGAGGATTCGCCGGCTGCGCAGAGGCTCAGGAACCTGGCGATAACGGTCGTCGTACCAATGCTCGGACAAGCAACGGCGCAACTCACTGCGCAGGTTCGATAACAAGGCCTGGGCCACTGTTTTGGGCATGTCCAGCTTTATGGCGATGGCGTCTGGCATGGCGTCTACCTCGAATTTCGGATGCAACTTCCCCAAACCCACGACGTGGGACTGGGAATCAAGGGTTAATAGGTGGCCAGTTCGGCCTGGAACCGATGCGGCAGTACACGCAACGGAATCGGTGCACGGTCGCCAGACACAATGTCTATAAGGTGAACCACTCCTGTGGCACAGCTTGGGTCCATTTCCAGGCGGAACAGCCTTGAGCACTTGCCCGGTGTCAGCATGCCCATGGCCTGGCGGACCAGGTCGGGAGCCATGAAGGCCGGCACCTCTAGGTTGTCCACCAGGTAGTGGGTAGTTCGGTCGTGCAAGGTGCCATCGTCCCCCAGGTGTTCAGCCTTGTGACGCTGCAGGTAACTCAACGCCGCCAGCTGCATGCTGGTGCGGTAGTCCTTTTCGCAATCAAGCGGCGTGACAGAGTTCATGCTGTGGCCTCCAGGAGGTCGAGCTGTGTTTCGTTGGGGTTTTGCATCGCATCACGACGCAACGCTGCAGGTGCAACAGGTAACCGAACAGTAGGGTTCGGCATGCCGGAAGGGCTCATTTCGTGGGTGATTTCGAACTGGGCGCGGAAGGTGGCGCCGCAGGCTTCATTGGTGCATTGCAGGTAAGCCGTGCGCAGGAACACATGCTGTCCAACGCTGGTGCGGATACGCAGCGATTTGTGGCAATGCGGGCAGATAAGCTTGTAAGTGCTCATTCCTTGGGCTTCCTGTGCAGAGTAATCACTGCGCCGACCTCAGCGTGGCGAGCGGCGATATGCTCCCGGTGGGCCGCGACAATTTCGGCAAGCTCGCCTTCGTCGATATCACCGTTGGCCAATGCCTTGGCGATGACCTGGTCGACACGGCCTTCTTTCACGTCGGCATCCAGACTGAGTCGATACAGCTCGACATTGTCCAACTCGACACGCTCAGGCATCGGAACAAAGACGCCGCCATACAGACCTGCGGCGTAATCGGCCAGGTAGGCCGTGCCGGTTACTTTCTCAAGCTGGAACAGTTGCTCGTCGCTCAGCGGCCTGTGCCCGGCGCTTTCGTAGGCCTGGTTGTCAAAACGTTTGATGTCCAGGCCCAGGTGCGCTGCTGCACAGTCACGGCCACCGGGATACGCGGTGATGATGGCGCTGACCACCTTGCGGCGGCTTTCGAGGATAGGGCGTTTCATGTTCTCGTTTCCCTCCTTGGCTCGCCGCACTACTGTTCACTCACGTTTTGTTTGAGACCCAGGAGTACAGCTGCGCGGTGAGCTTCACCACGTAGGCACTTCTTTTGTCCCAGAAGAACGGCGTAGACGGTGCTGGGGTGAAGATCATTCTTCAAAGCGAACGCTTTGACGGTCACACCCTGCTGTTCAAGGCGTTTGCGGGCGTCTTTGCAGGCTTGCTCGGATATACAGGTGGCGTGCATAGTGGTTAATCGTGCAAATTCGTGTAGTGGTATGCGAAGGATGATGCACGATTGTTCATTTGTAAATAGGCAGAGGGAACGTTTGTGCATCTTTCTGAAGAAATAGGTGCGCGCCTTCAGTCCGAGCGTAAGCGTCTCAATCTCAATCAAGAGCAATTTGCCGGCATCGTCGGGGTTTCCAAGCGGACCCTGGCCAGCTATGAGGCAGGAACCCGTGAGCCGGGTGCTCTTCTGCTAAATCTCGCTGCTTGCGCAGGTGTAGATGTTCTCTTCGTCATCACCGGGCAGCCGCTGCCTGTGTCTGAACGAGAACTTTCGGTAGATGAGATCGAGATGGTGAATCACGTCCGGGAACTGGGCGAGGAAGACAAAGGTGCGGTTAGGCGCCTGTTGATGGCCTTCAGCCGCAAACCATAAGGAGTGACGAATGTTAAAAGGGATTTCGCTGACAGCGCTGCTCGTTGCAACGCTGGCCATGGCTGGCTGCGGTGCTGATGAGAAAGTGCAGAGCATTTCCAGCAAGGACTACGGCGGGGCTTGGCCTTTCACGGTCGACAAGCTGGATCTGATGTGTGAAGGACCATCACCGAAAGCGCTGGCGAGAACATCGGATGGGACGGTGTACGCGCTGAGCGGCAGCGCTCGAAGTGTTGCCAAGGAACGTGGCTGGGCCGACGGCCGAGATATAACAAAGCCTGATCCTTCGATGCCAAGTGTAAAAATGGACTACAGCGATGTTGTCCAGCGTGCCCAGGCATTGTGTGGAAATTCATAATTTTTATGCCTGAATTCTTTTCGTAGGCTGGTGGCACACCAAATCATGCTGAAAATCGCTCATTCCCCGGGTGCTTTGGTTGGCACCGAAACTGGTGCCGGGTACCCGATCGTGTTGAATGGAGTGACACATGTCGGTGATAGAAAAGGTGCAGACCAACCAGCCCGAAAAGCTCGAGCAGCTTGAACTCAATCAGCGCGAACGGATGATAGTGCTGATGTTCCGGCGACTCGATAAGCAAGGCCAGAGCGATATCATCCGGTTTCTCGATGCGCTCTTACCCACGAAATAGAAATTGAACCCGGCCAGCGCCGGGTTTTTTGTGCTTAGGCTTTCTCGGCCTGCAGCCGTCGCCACTCACGATCAACCGCACGTTTAGCACTACCCTTGCTGGCGTAGAGGTGCGTGAGCCGCTGAGGGTTGGCCTGGTCTCCAGCCGTGACAGTCTTTTGCTTGCCCGTTTTCTCATCGCGGTAGGTGGCGATGATGCCTGTGTAGTTTGTCTTTTTATCGACCAGGTCTTCCACGCCGTCCTGGTCCGGCAACTTGGACTCCAGATCCATGCTGGTGGTGAAACTCTCTGAGGTGAAGCTGTGCCGAAGGTTGCCGCCCAGCCAGATGATTGCGCTGATCTCGGCCTTTACCCCCACCAGGCTGTAGGTCTGGTCGGGCGTGAGTTCTGGCCGGCCTTTGGCCAGGGTGTAGCTCAACGTGGCAGTACCGCGTTGCAGGCGGTTCCACTCGGCTCGGGCCGCCTGCAGCGCGCTGGCCTGGTCGGTGTAGCTGTGCCGCAATTCCTTGAGGTTGTCGCCGGCGCCGGCGATGGCCTCTTTCTTTTCGGCGCTGTTGACCTGGTAGTAGTACGCCTTGACCCCGGTGTAGCTGTCGCGGTCGGCCTGCAGGAAGCGGTGTTGATCGCCGTCCTCTCGGGTCAGTACAACGTGGGGTAGGGCGGCGCCACTGGCGGTGACGCTTTTGCCGGCAGGCATGAACAGCAGCCGGCCAGCCTTCACCGCGGATATCGCATCGTGTTCTGTCCCCAGGCGGGTCAGCAGGTTGGCGTCGCTTTCATTGGTCTGGTCCAGGTGCAGCAGCTCGATCGCGGCCAGCACCGGGCTGATCACCGGTGCCAGGTCATGGGCGGCAGCGATGGCGCCAATCACCGTGCCCAGGGTAGAGCTGCTCCAGCTGCGTTCCTTTTTGACCTTGAGGCCGCCGCGCAGGTCTGCGCTGCGTGCGCGAATGCTGAGGGTGTCCGGGGCCCCGCTGTGCTCGGTTTCATCCACGGTATAGCTACCCTTATCGATCAGCCCGGTATCGCTCCAGCCCAGCCACAGGCGCACTGTGGCGCCGCGTGGTGGGATGGCCAGCAGGCCGTCGTGGTCGCTGAGGTTGATGTCGAGCTGGTCAGCCTCCATGCCCCGGTTGTCGGTCAGCTCGATGCTGACGAGGCGCTGCTCGACGGTGCCGGTAATGTCCTGGCCGTTGACCACGACACGGCAGACGGGACGTGGGTAGGCAGTCGCTTCACGGTAACGGCTGGCTGCGTCCTGGAGCAGATTATCCGCTTGTTCCAGGAGGGTCACAGGATGGCCCTCAGCAGGTTGCCGGCGGTACCGGACAAGGTGCCGAGCAAGTCGACGCGGCCATCATCGATGCGGGTGAGCTTGAGGGTGAACTCGATTCGCCTGGCAGCACCGTCACGGAAGAACACCGTCCGCGTATCACTCAGCGACTCGATCACCCACAGGCCGTAGATCTTGCCGGTACCCTCGACCAGGGGCCAGGCCTTACCGGTGTTGCCCATCATGCGCAGGGTGTCGAGGCTGAGCGGGCTACCGATCAGGCCTGGCAGCAGCACGCCGGGCAGGGTGATGCTGTCGTCACCACGGCCCAGGAACTGTCGCGCAGGGTTGGTCCCGATGCGCGAGGTGCTGCCGTGGCGCCAGTCGGTCTGGCGTTGGAACTCCTGGTACGCGAGGGTTTCCAGGCTGAAAATGAACATGCCGAGGGCCATCATCATGGGGCTTTACTCACTGTCTGATAGCGCGCTACGGCCGCGCGCCTGGGTGGCTCGTTGCTGTTTGGCGACTTCGGCGGCAACCAGGCGGGCCAAGGCCTGCTCGTCCATGCCGGCAGCCGGGTGAATGTTGAATACCATTGGTGGTGGCTGCGTGCTGATGCCAGCGCTTCGTCCTGCGGCCGGTGCCGCAGACAGAGGCGGGCGGTTGTCCACGGTCATGCTCGGGGCGTCACCGAAGTTGAAACCCACAGCGGTGGCGAGGTTCTTGCTCATCGCGGCTACGGCATCCAACGGGCCGCCTTGAGTTTTCGTGGTGATGCCCTGGGCTTCGCCGCTGAGCGTGAATGCACCGGCAGTGGTGAGCTGCTTTCCCAAGGCGGTGACGGCTTCCAGCGGGCCGCCCTGATTGCCCGTCAAGCCCTGTTCGAGGCCCGCCATGGTGAAGCCGCCCAGCTCGGCGAATACCCGGGAAGGGGAGTGGATGCCGAGTTTCTCTTTGAACCAGCCGATGGTGGCGTCACCGGCGCCGGTAATGGCGTCCTTGACCGCACCGAGCTTGTTGGTGATGCCGGATACCAGGCCGTCCAGAAGCATGCCGCCGAAGTCGCTGAACTTGGTCGGCAGCTCGACGCCGAAGTAGTTCATCACTGACGCGAACGCGCTGTAGAACATGCCTTGCGGGCTGAAGTTGGCGATCAGGGCGAGGATGCCGGTAAGGCCTGAGCTGAAGCCTGCCTCGATCTGGGTCCACAGGCCGAGGAAGAACGTTTTGATCGGCTCCCAATTCTTGTAGATCAGGTACGCGGCGCCGGCGATTGCCGCGACGGCCAGGCCGATGGGGTTCATCAGCAGGGCGCGGCCGACGATCATCACCGCTTTACCAACCCACAGCAGAGCGCTGCCGAGGCCCTTGAACGCAGTGACGGCGCCGAGGCTCTTGATACCGACCAGCGTCATCGCGTAGCGGACCATGGCGAACGGCCCGAGCATGCTGGCCAGCATGATGCTGATACCGCCACCGGCTGTCAGCAGCATTGCCAGGCCCGCTACCGTTTTGAAAATGGCTGCTGTAAGCGCGGGGTTGGCGCTGACCCAGTCCTTCACGCTTACGGCCAGCTCGCCAAGCCCGTTGATAATGTCTTTGAGTGCAGGGGCTACCGTAGCGCCGATCTCGGCCATGGCGTTGGTCCAGCTGCCCTGGGCGGCTTCGATGGTATTGGTCAGCGTGCCGAGTTGTTCGTTAACGCGGGTGCGCAGGTCGGCCTGGTTCTGCAGCTTCTGCTGGACTTCCTGATAGCCCGCGATGCCCTTGTTCATCATGGTGTTGAGCACTGTCAGCGTTTCGGAGTCGTCGCCGAACAGATCCTTGATAACCGTGGTGCGGTCTTCGTCGTTGAGGACCTTGAGCTTTTCGATCTGGGCGTAGAGGTTTTCAAGGCCGGCAAAGTTGCCGTCCTTGTTGGTGAAACTGAGCTGGATACCGCGCTTGCTCAAGGCGGCATTCTCGTTCACGTCATCGACGCCGTCCTTGTTCAGCCCGGCCTGGAAGATTTTGCGGTAGGCGTTGCCGGCAGCGCCGCCTTCCATACCGGCTTGGTCCATCATGACCAGCAGCGGGCCGAGCTCCTTCGCCGCATCGATGCCTGACTTCTTGATCACGTCCATTACCGGGGCGATCTTGCTGAAGCCCTGCAGCATGTTGGTGGGGTCGACGCCGCTGTAAAACCCGCGCTGGATGGTATCCATCAGCGCCATCATGTCTTTTTCCGAAGTCCGGGTTGCATCCTGCATCTTCGCCGCAAATTCGGCTGCTTGATCTGCGGGCATCTTCAATTGCACGCCCAGGTACGCAGCAGCCTCCCCGGTACCGCCAAGGATGCTCTGCGCGCTCAAGCCCTGCCGGCGCAGCATTGTCATCATGTTCTGAAAGTCTGCGGTGGAGCCCGGCAGCTTGTCGCCCAGCTTGGTGGCCAGGTCGCTGATCTTCTGGTAGTCACTGGAGACCTGGCCGATGCCATCCATCATCGACACTTTCAGTTGCGTGGCGGCGTCCTCGGCGGGGGCAAAGGCATCGACCATGCCCTGCAGCGGCCGGGAGAGGGCGTAGCCGCTTGCCAGGCCGGCAGCGCCACCTGCAGCCATACTGCCGGCAACATGCTGGGCCTTCTCGAAGCTGGCTTTGGCTGCAGCAGCCTGTCGCGTTTGCCGGCTCAGGGCCTCCATTCGCCGGCCCTGATCACTGATTGCCTGGTTGGTCTGGACGATACGCTGGCGCAGATCCCGTTCGTGCTGGCCGAGATTACGCGTGCTGATGCCGGCGCTGCCCAGCTTGTTGCGCAGCCCCTGGAGTTGAACCTGCTGCTCCTGGTGCTGTTGCTTCAGGCGTGTCGCTTCGCGGATGGCGGCCTTGAGATCGCGGGTCATCTGCCGCGTGGGTACGCTGGCACTGGCCTGCTCCTGGCCCAGCGCCTTGACGCGATCGCGTGCCGCTTGCAGGGCGGTACCGGTTTGTTCGCTGGCGGCGCGCAGGCTTCGCCAGCTGCTGACATCGCGTTGCTGGTCCTGCAGCACCTTCAGCTGGTCGCGGGACTCCTTGAGTGCCCGCCCCAGGCCAACGCTGCCTTGGGTAATGGCACGGATGGGGCGGGTGGCGCGGTCAATGGCCTGGAGAACCACTTCCATCTTCAGGCTATTTGCCATGGGTCTGCTCCCAGCGCGTTATGGCCCGCTCGCGCCAATCCATCAGCTCAGAAAGGGGCAATAGGTCCATGTCGGCCGGGCCCCAGTGAAAGACGATGGCCAGGTCGGCCATCACGTCGTCTACGCAATGAGGGCAGCTTCCCTGTCCGACTTCTTCAGCAAAAAACTGCCGACCGCCACACCGCACTGCAGGAGGTCGGCCGGGTCCATGCGGCCGATCTCGATATCGGTCAGGGTCGGGGTGGTGATGCGTGGCAACACCTTACGCAGCGACAGCACGTCCATGCTGGCCAGGTCCACCAGGCTGACCCCGCGCAGCTCGCCACTGGCTGGCTTGCGCAAGGTAACGGAGGTGATCGAGGTCTCGCCGCGGATGATCGGCGTGTCGAGGGTGATGGTTTCCTCGTTGAAGTTCTTGGCTGGTGCGCTCTGTTCTGGGGTTTTCATGCGGTTGCTCCTTGGTACTGAGGTTGCCGCCGGCAGTTGACCGGCGGTGCGGGATTAAATGCCCAGGGCCTTGCGGTGTTCTTCCAGGCGATCTTTGCCGTCGACGGCATAGATGAAGTTGAGCAAGTCGATCTCGACAATGACCTCACCGTCGACGGTGAGCTTGTAGTAGGTGAGGGCCGTGGTGATCTTGTGCTCGGTGTCTTCGCCGGGTTCGGCATCGCCGAAGTCGACTTCTTCGTGGCGACCGCGCGTGACGATCTCCACCGCGCTGACTTCGCCGGTGTCGTCGCGCTGCACCGAGGCCGAGAAGCGCAGTTGCACGCCGTCCACGCGCACGGCGGCGAACTGGCGCAGGGCGATCAGGTCCCAGCCGCCGAGGGTCCACTCCAGCTGCAGGCCGTCGTCGTTGTGGCCGAGGTCGACTTTGACCGGGCCCTCCATGCCGCCGCCCCGGTAGGCTTCGAGCTTGCGGCCGAGGGTGGGCAGGGTGACCGACTTGGCCACGCCCAGGTAGCTGTTACCGTCGTTGAACAGGTTGAGGTGCTTGAGTTTCTTGGGCAGGGCCATGGTCGGGCTCTCCTACGGCGCGGACGGGGCCACGCGGGCAAATGGGATCAGGCGTTGACGGCGGCAGCGAACTGCACCAGGTGGCGGTCGGTGATGCGCTGGCGCAACAGCAGGTTTTCCAGCGGCGGTACCGGGGTGTAGTCGTAGTCCAGGTACAGCTTGCCGGCCTTGAGGGTGTCCTTGTCGTTGGCCGCTTCGTCGTACCAGCACTCGCCGCCCAGCAGGTAACCGTTGCGCACCAGCTCGCGGAACTTGGCGTTGATGCCTTCGACGATGTCGCGCACCAGGCTTGAGTGCATCGGCTTGTCCACCGCCCAGAAGTGCGCCTCGGCCATGGTGTCGGCCAGCACCTGGGCAGACCGGGTGTAGTTCTCGAAAGCGAACAGCGGGTCGTCGGAGCAGGTGCGCGAGCCCCAGAAGCGGAAGCCTTCGCGGCGGATCAGGGTGGTGACTTCGTCAGCGTTCAGCAGGCCGGCGTCGGTGGCTGGGTTCTGCAGGTCAAAGAAGATGTCCTTGGACAGCCCCGAGACGCCATTGACGGGCACGTTCGAGAGGGTCTTGTGCCAGCCGACCTGCTCGTCGAGCTTGGCGCGTAAGCCCAGCGCCCGGGCGACGGCGGCGGCAGGTTTCTCGCTGCTGGTGGCGGTGTCCCAGTTGATGAAGTCAGGCCAGATCAGCATCAGTTCGCGGGCGCCGAAGCCTGCGCGGTAGGCCAGCGCTTCGGACACGGTCTCGCAGTCAAAGCAGTTGGCGTAGGCAAAGCCCCGCAGTTTTTGCGCGATGGCCACCAGTTCGGTGGTCACCGCCAGGTTGTCCAGACCAGGTACGCCGAGGATGCGCGGTTTGACACCGAGCTGCGCCTCAGCGGCCAGCAGGGCCTTGAGTCCGGTGTACTGACCGGTGGACGTGACGCTGCCGACGATGTTAGTGGTGGTTTGCGCCTCGGTCTCGCCCTCGGCAACCCGTACCACGACGGTGACTGGGCTGGCCTGGTCGGCAATCGCATCCAGGCTGCGGGCCAGGGTGCCGGCTTCACCGGCCTTACCGGCGGCGGTGAGGACGTCGGTCAGCAGGACGGGCTTGTTCAGGGGGAAGACGGTGGCGTCGGCATCCTGCGCGGTGCAGACCATGCCCACCACGGCGGTGGCGACCGTGCGAATGGGGCGGGTGCCTTCGTTGATTTCGAGGACGCGGACGCCATGATGGTAATCGGTGGCCATGGAGGTGTGCCTGTGCAGTGGGATGACACTGCACAGGCTGCCGCGCGCGCGGCGTACTGGCGATCAGGGCGGGTTGTACCCGTCTGCGCTACAACGATCACTCGATGGTTTGCACCACTGCATCCATTGCTTCGGTGATTTCCCGGGCGCGCAACAGCGCATCCTCACCGTCCAGGGCGAGCACCTCGCGCTTGCGCATGCGTAGCGCCGCCAGCTGCGCGAAGGCATCGGCCAGCGCCTCGGCCTGGCTGATGATGCGATCGGCGGCCGGTGCGGGTTCGAGCCCAGCCGCCTCGGCAAACGAGGTGATCCAGATCCCCGGCTCGCCGCTGTAGCCGGCCTCGCGATAGCGGCGCGCTGCCGTTGCGCGTTCGCGGTACTCGACTTCAAAACGGTTGAGGTAGGTGTACTGGGTCACGGCGTAGGCATCGATCCGCTGCACCAGCTCTGCCGGGGTCGGCAGGCTGGCCTGGCGCTCCAGCAAGCGCGGGTAGCCGTTGTCGTCGGCGACGATCTGTTTCATGTCCGACTGACCCTGCAGCAGCGCCTGATGATCCTCTTCGGTGATCTCGACCACATCGGCCGGCAGGGTGTCGGCATCAAACAGCGCGTCATCAAAGAAGCCACCGGTTGAAGCACTGTAGAAAATGGTCATGTGTACTCCTTACCAGCCATAGGAAACGTATCGGGCCGCCACGACGTTGTTGACCCAGGGGCCACCTGCCGCTGCCTGCGATTGCGTGAGCAAGCGGAAAAAGTTCGTGCCCAGCTCGCCGATGTAGCAGTTGTCGATATCGCCGGTGGAGTTGTAGGCACAGACGACGGTCTGAAAGTGTTCGTTCGGGTAGGTCATGGGCAGGGTGATAAGCGTGCCGTTCACCATGTCGCCGTTGTTGGCGTAGCCCCACTGGCGAATGATTCCGCTCGGTGACTTCTCCCAGCCGTTGGGCTGCTTGAGGCTGGCGAAACTGGCCAGCTTGTCCAGAACTGCCGTGCCGTTGACGAACCAATCACTGGTACCCACGCGGGTGAAGTACGCATCACCACCGGTGGGGATCACCACTACCGGCGTCAGCACACCCCCCACCTGCACCGTGTCAGTGCCGGCGCGACTGACAAACACCTGATTGGGCGCCATGTTCTGGAAGTGCAGCTTGCTGCCCACCGGCAACGAGCTGGCCGGGGGCAGCGTCAGCGTCTGGTTTTGTGCGGAACCGGCAAAGTAGATCAGCTTGCCTGCGTCCGTGGCCGGCAATTGCGCTGATGCGGTGTATACGCCTACGCCGCCGAACTGGTTACCGAAGCGCCGGACAAAGGCCGTCGACGCCAGCTGGCTGGAGTCGTCGAACAGTGCCGCCAGCGGCGTCGTCGGGGCGCCGGTCAGGGCCGGGCTGGCCAACGGCGCTTTGAGCGACAGGTAGTAGGTCATGGTCGCGGCAAAGTTCGGGTCGTTGCCCAGGGCGGCGGCCAGCTCTTTGAGCGTGTCCAATGCGCCCGGCGCCGAATCTACCAGCGCCGCAACCACCAGTCGGCAATAGTCCAGGCTCGCCGCCTGGTCACCCGTGGCGCTGACTGCTGCTGTGGGCACGCGGGGCACACCGGTAAACACCGGCGATGCCAGCGGCGCCCGGCTGGTATCGGTCGGATGCCGGTGATCCTCTCGCGCTTTCTTGACTGCCACACCGGCAGCGGCCACGCCATCCATCAGCGGGGCAGCACTGCCACGTTCGACCGCCAGTTCCTGCTGGACAAAGGCTGTGCTCGCCAGTCGGCCGTCATTTGCGCCTGTGCCCACCAGCGGCATGCTGTTCAGCCGGTGCAGGGTGCCGGTGCCCTGGGCAAACCATTCGGTGGGGCTGACCCGTACCAGCTCGAGCTCGGTGCAGGGGTACATTGTCAAACTGGCAACCGTACTGGCCCCGACCCAAATCCGCTCAGTTCCAAACGCGGCAAGCTCACAGGGCACGCCGCTCATGCTTTGCAGGTTGAGCTTACCGCCCGTGGGGAAGTCGGCGGCGCTGGGTAAGGTCAGTACCTGGCCAGTCGCGCCACCATAGAAGTAGATCAGCTTGCCTGCCTCAGCGGTGGTAATCGGGCCACCCACATTGCGCGGTGCGATTCCGCTGTACCCGGCAGCCACGTTCTGGAACTGCAGCGGTGTGGTGCCCACCACGATGGGCGCGTCGGTGACCAGCTTCCATTGAGTATCGGCCAGCTTGGCACCTTGCTCGACCGTCACCGTCAGTCCCGGAGTTACCTCGGCATTGCCATCCGCGTCCTGCGCCCGAGCCCACAGGCCAGGGCCGACGACGTACAGTCCGTTCTCCCGCCCTTGTACCTGGTCCTTGACCAGTACCCGGTCACCGGCTTGCAGGGTCACCCCGTCCAGGGTGGGGATCCCGCTGAGATCAATAGGGCCGAGGGTCGCGACACGTACGCTGTTCTTGCCATCGAGCTTGCCGATCTCTTCGGACAGGCGCAGTTCGACAAACTCCCGCGTGGCCAGCACCACGGCCGGGTCGATCTTCAAGGTAACGTTGGCGGCGCTGGTGACGATGAAGTTCATCCGCACCACCTGGGTCTTGCCAGTGCCCTGACTCAGCAGCGGCTTGAAGCTCGGCGCGCAGTTGGCCACGGCCACCAGGTCGTTGTCGGCGTCATACAGACCGATCTCGCGGATCCACCAGCCGCCGACGTCGGGCGGAATGATCTGCTCGGCGATGACGATGTTGGCGTTGGCTGGGTCGACCTTGACCTGGTTCAACGGCGCTCGGCGCCGCTCGTTGATCAGGCGGGTTTGCGTGCGTGAAGGGATCGGCTCGGTGCCGTTGGCATCACCAACGCCCATCTGGCTGAAGGTCCAGGGGATGCCCAGGGCGTTGGCATTGGCCTGCTTGGCTTCACCAACGGCGGTGAGAATGGCAAAGAACTGGCTGTTTTGGTCAGTCATGGGTAAACGTCCAGGGTTTCAATGGTGTGTTCGCGACCTGCGGGACCGAAGCTGCCGGTGACCACGATGTCGCGGGAAGTTGGCGGGTAGACGTCAATCTCATCGCCTTCATGGACGGCAGCCGCCAGGCGCAGATAGCCGGTGGTGGCCAGGGTGATCGCCAGCCCGGTGAGATGGCGGGTCAGGGGCCGGGCGTCATCGATGAGCCATACCAGTTCCTGATACATCTCTTCGGTGATGCCGGTATCGAGCACGCCGATCTTCAGGGCGAAGGTGCCGGGCACCCCCTGCGGCACGGTCTGGAACCACTCGATTACCTCGATCAGGTACCCCAGCGGCTCGACCACGCGGCGCAAAGCGCCAATGGTTCCCTTGCGCGAGTGAATGAAAAACGCGGATCGGATCGCGGTGCGTTTGGCGGCCTCGGGCCAGCGGCTGTCCCAGCGGTCAACGGAAAACGCCCAGGCCAGGTAGGGCAGCAGCGCCAGTGGGCAGCGGTCAGGGTTGACCAGGTCGCGCAACGGCACCGGCACCCGCTGCATTTGCGCAAGCGCCTCAGCCGCCAGGCGCTCCAGCGGCGTGGCATTGCCCGGCAGCAAGGTCACGGCTCGACGCCTGTGGTCAGGTGAATGGCGGTGCAGTAGGGCGCCTGCGCGCTGCTGGCGTTGAGGTCCTGCCAGTCGTCGAGCTCGACTTTACGCACGCCCTCGACGTGCAGCGCCGCATGGATGGCCGATTCGGATACCTGCATACCCAAGCGGCGGCGCTGGTGGACATAGGCCTGGAGCTTCTGGGTGGCGGCCGCGAGAATCGGCTCGCTCTCCGGCCCCTGGGTCTTCAGGAACAGCCGCGCCTTGACCTGGTAAGGCAGGACTTCAGCGCCCTGGACGATCAGGCGATCAGCAACCGGCCGGCGGTCTTCATCGTTGAGGTAGGTGCGGACTACTTCGAGCAGTGCGGCGCTAGCAGTGCCGTCGGCGATGATCGATTGCACCGTCACTACGGCCACGGCCGGGGATGGACTGTCTGCCGAGGCGTCGGCGACACGGCCATCTGCTCCACGGGCGTGGAAGATGTATGCATTGCGCGGCCCGGCAGTGCTCAAACCCTCAAAGGCCATCTGCGCCCGCTCCCGCAGGGCGTCGTCGCTTTCCTTTTCCTCGGCAATTGGCGGTACTGCGCGCGGGTTCGCGGCACGAATGACCAGACGTTTGACGTTGAAGTTGCCGGCGAGCTGGTCCAGGTCGCTGCCACGCGCCGAGCTGAGCATGACAGCGAGCGAGGCCTCGTTGACGCGCTGGCGCAATACCGTCTCGCGGTAGGCGCTCTCCTGTAGGAGTTTGGTGAGAGGCTCTGACTCCAGCTCCAGTGTGGCGGCAATGGCGGCTTGCTGTACTTCCGGCCATAAGCTCACGGCATAGACCTTGCGCTCGGCAAGGATCTGCTCGTAGTCGATCTGCTCCACTACGTCGGGCGCGGGTAACTGAGAGAGGTCGATGGGGGTAAAGGTCGTGATCATGCGGCGGACCCCAGAGTCAGCGGGACGCGAAGGCTGAACGGCTCGTTCGAATCGGCGAGGGCGCCCTCAACATCCAGAATGGCTTGGCCGGGAATGTCGCCCAGGCTGAGCTGAACACGCCCCAGGCGAATACGTGGCTCCCAGCGCATCAGCGCGGTAGCCGTGGCGGCATAGGCTTGCAGGCGCGTGGTGTTGTTCAGTGGCCAGTCGATCAGGTCGACCAGCTGGCTGCCGTACTCGCGGCGCATCACCCGGCTGCCGAGGGGCGTGGTCAGAATGTCGGCGATGGACTGGGCCAAGTGCTCCCGATCGGCGATTGTGCGGCCGGTGTAGGCGTTCATGCCGATCATTGCGTCGGTGCTCCCGATGTGCCTGAGCCGGGCATCACCCCAGACGTGCGGTGTTTGACCAGGCTGATGCTGTTGGCGCCGGCGATCACATCCTCGGATGCGGTCACTGTGCCGGTAATGGTGTAGTCACCGATATGGTTGATTGGGCCGACGATGTTGATACCACCGGGGCTGGTGAGGTCGGTTATGCCGCCCACGGGGAGAATGGCGCGCAGATGGTGGGCAACGCTGTCGTACTCGATTACCGCACCGTCGCGGTAGGTACGGCGGTGCAGGCCTTCGCGGTCGCCGTTGGGCGGGACCAGGTCACTGAACAAGCCGGTCAGCACTACGCCCTGGGCAAGCAGGCCAGAGGGGCTGATCAATATGACCTGCTCACCCTCGGTTGGCGGGTCCCACTCGCGGTCAGCACCGGCGCGCAGGCTCAACCAGGGGCGCCAGGCGGTGATGATGCTGCCGCTTTTAACCTTTACGCGGGGCGGCTGCATTTGCACCGCTTCGACGGTGCCGAGGCGGACAAGGTTTTCGATGAGTCGGGCGAGGTCGGCGATGTTCATGCCGGTCATGCTGCGATGCGCGCGCGTGAAGCGCACGGCCGGCGGTTTGTACCGGGGGGCACTACAGCGGCAGGGTCAGCGGGTGAGGTGATCGAGCAGGCGGTCGCGGATCAAATCGAGGTCGGTGTCGCTGAAGCCCAGTAGTTCGCGGCGCTCGTACCGGACCTCGGCGACGCCCTTGCCTGGACGATCCTGCAAGCCCTCTTGGTGGACCCGGGCAATGCGCGCTGTCCGCGCCATGAAGCCAATGGCGATAGAGTTCGGCGTGCTCTGTAGCTTCAGGTGCTTGGCCTGGCGCAGCTTACTGAACATCTGTCGCTTGATCCGGCCTGCCTTGCCGCGCAGTTGGCGCGGCTTGCGCTTGGCGTACGGTGAGCCGTCCGGGTTGCGCTGCGTGGCGATACGCTGCTGCTGACTGCGGCGTAGATCGCGGGCGATCTCCTGGTTCAGCTTGCGTCGAGCGCCGGGTTCCAGCCGAGCCAGCAAGGCACCGGCCCAGTCCTCCAGGGCGTGAAGGTTATCAGCCATGATGCGGGTGCGGGCTGGCGATATCGCCGCCGTCCTGGGCGGTGCTCTGCCATGCGGCGAGCAGGGATTCACCGGCGTACAGCTCCCATGCCCCGGCCGGGAGGTAGGGCACGAGCTGGGGCTCGTCCGGGTGGGCGACTTGCAAAATACCGTCATCCTGCTTTTTGACGATCACCCGTTCGGTCAGGGCCAGCGCGATCGACAAATCGACCTTGCTGTCATCGAGGATGTCGGCCTCAAACCGAATAGCTTCCTTGCCCTTTTCCAGGTTGGCCAGCAGTTCGTGCTGATGGACCAGCAACCAGGCCAGCAGGGGGATCATCACAGCATCTGGATGCCCGGCGAAGTCCGTGAGGATCACATTAAGGGTGTAGGCATACTCGAAGGAGAGCCCCACTGCAGCGGTGCTGCGAACGGTGCCATCGTCGATGTAAACCAACAGACGGTCGGGGTCCTTACTCAGCCCTGGAACGGCGGCGAGCAGGTGATTGCGCAGGGAGTCGGGCTTGTTCATGGCTGCTGCGCTTCTTGTTGGGCCTGGTAAACGGTGTCGACCTGAGCGGCGCAGTCGGCCCAGGCGGCTTCGACCAGCTCGACGTCTCGTAGTAGCTCGCCGTTAGCGGCTGGCTTCGCCGGCGGCAGGCTGCAGGGCACCACGGCTGGACAGCCACGCACGATAACCAGCGGCTCCGGTGATGGCGGGGCGCTCGCGCAGCCGGCGAGCAACAGCAGGCAGAGGCTGGCGGGACCAATCGCGAAGTTCATCGTTTTCATGCTCGAGCTCCTGAATCTGGTTGAGGCTGTCGGCCAGGCTCTGGCGCAGCTGGTTCTGGGTTGCCCGCAGTGAGGCCTGTGCGCTGCGCTCCGCCTGTACTTCGGCGCCGAGGCTGACGATGGTTGCGGCTTGACGGTTGCTGCGTTCAGTGACGGTCTGCAAGCGGTCTTCGGCGTTGGCCGATCTGGCTTTCTCGACCTGTAGGCGTTGGTGCTGGCCCCAGAACAGCAAGGCCAAAACAGCCGCCGCTGCAACGGCCAGGCCGATCTGGCGCAAGGTGTTCATGCCCGGTACCAGCCGGCGGCATTCATCGCGGCCACATCCAGGCGCCGGACATCGGCCATGACTACCAGACACTTAACGCCCGGACACGCCAGGTGAAGTGCTTCGGCGAAGTCCTTGGCCAAGTTGTAGTCAGTACCCTCGGGCAACACGAACACGTCGCCATCCTGGGGGCTGTGCTTGCGGATCTGGTCGATGTCGAGCATGTGAACTCCTGGGCCAGAAGTTGGCGGTCACGCGGCGTCGAGTGTGCAGCCGCAGTCGGCGTGCCGTTCGTAGGCGCGCTCAAGCTTCACGTCGTAGAGATTCCGGGCGTAGGCCGGGCCGTTGTAGAGCTTGGCGAACTGCGCCCACTTCTTACCCTTGAGGGCTTTGTGCAACGTGGCGTCGGCCTCGATGAAGCGGACGAAGGCTTCGAAGTGCTCGTTTTCGTCGCGGGACATCCGGGCAACAAAGTCGGCCAGGCTGGAATAGCCCAGGTATTGCCAGTGGTAGCCCATGACCTGGAAGGCGCCCCAACTGGCTGACTCGTCGGCGCGTTGGGCGTCGAGCATGCGCGCTTGCGCCAGGCGCTGATGCTCGCCGGCACCGCCGATGTAACCGCCTGGGCGCGGGTTAACCAGGTGGGGATGCGAGACCGCCAATTCGTCGGCGTGGCGCTTCAGCGCGGCGGCATCGTCGCCTTCGTGCTGCGGTAGTGCCAGGCGGTTGTACATGACGTGTCGCTCGAAGAGGATTTTCGGCTTGCCACTGGCGAGGAACCCGCCGCCCAGGCTCTCCACCTCGTTGACCGCGTAGATGGCGGCAAGCTCAACGCCCAGGCGCTTGGCTGCGGCTACTAAGGCGGCATTGCCAAGCAACTTGCGGCAGTCGGCCCCGGTCAGGGCGCCTTGGGTTTTCGGGCCGGCAATACCGTCATCGACCAGGCCGGACTTGGCCTGGAACGCGCGCACCGCCTTTTCGGTGGCGTCCCCGTAGTCACCATCGACTACCAGGGCAGGTTTGGCGCCGGCCTGGTTGAGTTGCTTCTGCAACTGGCTGACAGCTTGGCCACGGTCGCCGTGGCGTAGGGTGAGGGTCATACACTTGGCCTCAGCAGGGCGGCGACGTTGCCGCGCGATCGATATATCAGGGTGCAGAGCAATACGGCGGTAACGGCTTGCCAGAGGCTGACTGGTGGCCGGTACAGCAGCAGTTCAAGGCCGCACATGCACAGCGCGGCGCCGAACAGGCTGGCCAGCAGCGAGATACCGCGCCGGTACCGGGCGCTGCCTCTGCTGTAGCAGGCCAGGCGCAGGGCGCCGAGTAGGTAGGCGCTGGCGGTGATCAGCGGAATGACCAGGGCGACGATGGACATATCAGCTTCCCCCTCTGATGCGGCGCAGGATCTCGAACAGATCGGCCTGCTCGACCCAGAGCATGGCCTTGATGCTGATCGGGATGACTATCAGGGCGCAGGCAAATGCGGCGCCGCCGCTGTTGATGAACGGCGCGAGCTTCAGAGCTACCGGGGCGAACAGGTAGCCAACCCCGGCCGAAAGCAGCAGTGAACCGAGCCGCTGCCAGGCCTTGAGGTCGCGCTTGATACTGGTCACCAGCCAGGCGCCGAGGATGGCGCCGAACAGCGCCTCACCATCGATCAGCGGCACGGCGGTGGCCAGGCCCAGGCCCATCAGCAGGCCGGTGATAGAGCTGGAAGTCGGGTCAGCCATGGCTTGGGGTCCTTTGATTGGCGGCGGTCAGTCCCATAGGTTCACCACCTGGCGTTGTTCAACTTGAGGCGCGGCGTCCGGCAGGATGACCTGCGTGCCGTGCGCAATGATGGGGCCGTGATCGGCCAGGCCGGGGTTGGCTTCGAAGACGGCTTCGGTGACGCCGGCGGTGCGGCCGTAGTAACGCCAGCAGATGGCGTCGACGGTGTCGCCCTGGTTGGCGATCACGGCGGGCATCACAGCAGCTCCACGGTGGTGTGGCTGAGACCGAGCAGGGTGCGCAACGCCTTGCGGGCGTCGCGGCGCAGCTGGTCAGCACTGGTCTCTTCCTCGGTGACCTTCTTCTCGCCGCTGTTGGTGGCATCGAAGCTGCTGTAGCGCTCCACCAGCTCGGCCAGCGCGTTGCAGTAGATGACGCGGCGGTAGAGGTGCAGGAGCTGGCTTTCACCGCTGATCTGCTCCGCTGGCACATCTGCAAGGGCGGTGAAGCCTTTTGCCTCGTTGGCGGTCCGGTAGCCGGCAAGCTCCCGGTTGGCCTCGATCATGGCGTTGACGGCCGCGACTTCGAGGCGGTCGTCGGTGACAGCGTCGGTGATACGCATGGCGGCGCGCAGGTGCTGGCCGTCGATATCGGGCCAGAAGTCGCTGTTGCTGATCGGGAAGGCGGTGGTTGGGACGCCGCCGGCGATAAATCCGCTCATGCTCGCTGCTCGAATAGGTCGGCGGTGGTCGGGACTTCACAGCAGGGCAAGGAGTAAACCCGCTGATCCGTCCCGAGCCGCCGGGTGCGTGGGGACGCTCGGTTAGCTGGCGGGGCCAGCGTATTTCTTGAGGAGGCGCTCGGCGCGTTCCAGATCTTTCTTGCCACCGCAGCTGCTGTGCAGCTCGATTGCTCGCTTGAGTAGGTCGATGCCGGCTTGCAACTGGCCCGGCTGTCCTGGGAGCTCATCGGTGATGCCTTCCAGGGTTGCGCGGCCGAGGGCCAGGAACAGCTTGGCGCGGGCCTCGTCCGGCATGTCCTGGCCGTCGGTCAGCACGGCAGTGGCGGTGAGTACTTCCAGTGGGAAGGTGCCGCCGGCCTTTTGCGCTTTGAGCGCGGCGGTGGCCACTTCTTCAGCCACCAGGCAGCCGGTGGTGCGGTTGAAGCGGTCCGGCATCAACAGGCCATGGCGCAGAACGTACTCGGCGACCTGCAAGCCGCCGGCGTAATCGCCTGCGTCCAGTCGCCAGACCATCAGGGTGGTGAGCACGTCGTCCTGGGCGCCTTGGCCGGCCAAGAGCACGCCATCAACGTAGGGCACGTATTCCGGCAGGATCTCGGCCTTGAGCTGTGCCTTGCCCTCCTGGGACTGCACCTGTTTCAGCCGGAACTGGTCCTGCTGCAACTTGGCGAGCATCACTTCGTAGCCGGTGGCGCCATCCATCAGGGCGGCAGGGGCGACGGCGGCCGCCTCCTGGGCTGCGCGCTTGCGCAGCTGGTTGCGTTGGGCAAGGGTGAGGGCCATGGGTTATACCCGCTCGATGTTTTCGACCAGGGCAACGAGGCCGAGGTCTTCGATGACATAAGCGTCGTTGGAGGACTGGTAGTCGGCGATCCGGTCGTATTCCGGTTCGTCCTTGAGGTGTCGGCGACGGGCGCTTTCTTGCCAGTAGATGGCCAGGTTTGCCAGGGTGGTGACCAGCACGCCGCCCTCAATGAAGAACGGCGCGTCTTCGATCTTCAAACCGCCCACGCGACCTTTGGTGACGATCTCATCAGCAGCGTTTTCTTCCTGGTTGGAGGCAGCGCCTTTCTCAACAGCGGCCAACTGCTTTTCATGCAGCAAGGCGCGGTCGACGATAGCCACCAGATCGGGACGCTTGCGGTGCCATGGGTCCAGCATTTCGATGGCATCGAATACCAGGCCGTCGAGGGTCTTGTAGTCGCCAGTCGCACCAATGGTGACCTTGCCCGGGGTGGCACCTTCATCAAGCACGCGATCCGGAGCAGAAACGCGGATTTTCTGCAGCCAGCCGATATTGACGTCTTGCAAGAGCTGATTGGTAGCGCGGTTGGTAACGGCGGCGGCGCTGGTACCGTTGAAGCCGATCATGATGCGATCAAGGCCTTGGCGTTGAGCGATGGCGGTCGCCAGCTTCACCTGGAAGTCAGGGAACTTGGCCCAGGCATCCAGCAGCGCATAGGGGAAGGACGTATCGAAGTCCGTCTTTTTGCAGCTGTAACTGTCTTTTTTCAGGTCAGCAACGTTCGCTGGATTGCGGCGGTTTCCACCTGCGGTGTTGGTGCGGCTGGCAGTCGGGCCGTTTACGCCCAGGGCGATAGCTTCGCCTTCCTGGTCGTTCACGCCGATGATGCTGATCTTCTTCAGGAAGTCGCTCGACTCCTGGATGGCTGTTTCAAGCTTCTGCTGGACGGACGGGGTGACGTTGAAGCTTTCGGCAGCGTTGGGTACGCCGTTGAGCTTGGCGACGTGGGCCAAGAGGCCGTTGTAGACGAGGCGAGTTTCGTTACGCATTGGTGGTTCTCCGGTGATCGGTCGGGCGGATTAGAAGGTGGACAGCACGGCACCATCGCCGCCGGTCGCGACCGGGCGTTGCGTTTGCGCGTGATCTTCGGTGTCACCCAGGCGCTTGACCAAGTCGGTGAACGCGGTTTCCAGCTTCTCGAACTTGGTTTGCAGGTCCTGGCGGGCTTTCTGTTCAGCAGCGAAGGCGGTGGCTTGTTCGCTGCCGTGGGTGGCCAGGCTTTCAATCAGTTCGGCCAGGGCGGCGAAGCTGGCGGCGTCCTTGCCATCTTTTTCCTTGCTCTTGCCGAGTAGTTCGCCAACCTTGTCCTTCAGCGCTGTTAACATGCTGGGGGTGTCGGTGACTTCTTCGAATTCGAGGGTGGTTTCTTCCGCAGCGGTGAAGAGGTTGTCCTTGTCCTGCTTGCGGTTGGCCAGGGTGCCGTGCTGGGCGCTAAACGACAGCGCTTCGGTACCGAGGCTGGCCGGCGTATCGGTGACAGCGAGGCCGACCAGGTACGCCTTGCCGCTGTCGGCAAACTTCGGCTGGACCTCGATCGAGGTGTACACCTTCTGGCCAGCTTTGTTCAGGGCGAGCAGGGCGTCATTGGGCTGAAGTTGACCGAACAGAGCCAGTTTCTTGACCCCGGCAATCTCGACCTCTTCGGCTTTCAGGGCCAGCACATCGCCGTAGGCACCAAACTCACCACCGGGCCAGTAGCCCTTGATGTGCTCGCAATTGATTCGCGCGCCGTAGGTGTTGGGGCTGTAAGTGGTGGCCATGTCCTCGATCCAGCTGCGCTCGATGGTGCGGCCATCAGTGGTGGCGCCTTCAACGGCGATGCGAGTCCATTTGGAGCGGTACTTCTTGGCTGGGATGTCGGTCTTGCCGGCCATGCTGGGAGTCCTCATGCGGTGGCGTTGTGCCTGGCGATGAGGGCATGGTCGGCATCGCGCGATGGCGCGGCAACGTGGGGGAGTTGTAGCGGGACGGCCTACAGGGCGCGGCGATAGGGCCACGCGCGCGGGAACGGCAGCATCTGCGGCATGAACGCTATCGTCGACCTACCCACCGATCACCGCCGGCATGCCAAGCACCTGTATTGGCAGGGCTACCGTGTGTGCGAGATCGCCGAGCTGATCGGCGAGAAGGAAAAGACCCTTCACAGCTGGAAGACTCGGGACGAATGGGACCGGGCCACGCCGCTGGAACGCATCCAGGCAGCGACTGAGGCGCGCTTGGTTCAATTGCTGCTCAAGGATCCCAAGTCCGGCACGGATTTCAAGGAAATTGACCTGCTCCACCGGCAACTGGAGCGCCAGGCTCGAATCCAGCGCTACCAGGAAGGCGGTACCGAAACCGACCTCAACCCTGAGCTGGCCAAACGCAACGCCGGGGAGAAGCGTAAACCCAAGCGCAACGACATCCCAGAAGATCTGGTCGAGAAACTGGTCGAGGCGTTTCTTGATGGCTGCTTTGACTACCAGAAAGACTGGTACCGGGCAGGCAACCAGCGCACCCGCGCCATTCTCAAGAGCCGGCAGATCGGTGCGACCTTCTACTTCGCCCGCGAAGCCTTGATCGATGCGCTGACCACTGGGCGCAACCAGATCTTCCTGTCGGCCAGTAAAGCGCAGGCGCATATCTTCAAGGCCTATATCCAGGCGTTCGCCCGGGACACGGTTGGGGTGGAGCTGACAGGTGACCCGATCATCTTGCCCAACGGCGCCGAGCTGCACTTTCTCGGTACCAACGCGCGGACTGCCCAGGGCTATCACGGCAACTTCTACTTCGACGAATTCTTCTGGACGTTCAAGTTCAACGAACTGAACAAGGTCGCCTCGGGCATGGCGATGCAGAAGCAATACCGCCGGACGTACTTCTCGACGCCCAGCTCGATGGCGCACGAGGCCTATACCTTCTGGACCGGGGAGCGGTTCAACAAGGGCAAGCCGAGCGCCCAGCACCTGAAGCTTGATGTCAGCCACGACGCGCTGCAGCAGGGCAAGCTCTGTGACGACCGCATCTGGCGCCAGATCGTCACCATCCTCGACGCCGAAGAGCGGGGCTGCGACCTGTTCGACATCGACGAATTGCGGCTTGAGTACGACGCTGCGGCGTTCCAGAACCTGCTGATGTGCCAGTTCGTCGACGACGGGGCGAGCATCTTCCCGCTGAACATGCTGCAGCCGTGCATGGTGGACAGTTGGTCGATCTGGGAGGACTACAAGCCATTTGCTGCCCGGCCATTCGCCGACCGCCAAGTATGGGTGGGGTATGACCCGGCCGAGAACGGCGACTCTGCGGGGTTGATCGTGGTGGCACCGCCACTGGTGCCGGGGGGCAAGTTTCGCGTGCTCGAGCGCCACCAGTTCCGGGGGATGGACTTCACCGCGCAGGCCGAGACGATCCGCCAGGTGACGCGCCGCTTCTGGGTCACCTACATCGGTATCGATACCACAGGCCTTGGCAGCGCAGTAGCCCAGCTGGTGCGCCCGTTCTTCCCGGCCGTGCGAACGTTCTCCTACAACCCCGAGATCAAGGCGCGCCTGGTGATGAAGGCGTGGGACGTGATCAGCAAAGGCCGGCTAGAGTTCGACGCCGGCTGGACAGACCTTGCCCAGTCCCTGATGGCCATTCGCAAGACAGTCACCCCTGGCGGGCGGCAGTTCACTTTCGTTGCCGGGCGCAACGACAACACCGGCCACGCTGACCTGGCGTGGGCGCTCTTTCACGCATTGCACAACGAGCCGCTGGAGGGCCAGACCGTGGCCAACACCGGCATTATGGAGATCTACTGATGAACAGCCCCCAGGAACTGGCCAGCACGTCGACCGCAACAGAAGGCGAGCTCCTGGCCCAGAGCAAGGGCGGGCAGTCGATGGCCTTCACCTTCGGCGATCCGGTACCGGTGCTCGATGGCAGGGAGATCCTTGACTACCTGGAGTGCTGGTCCAACGGCCGCTGGTATGAACCGCCGGTATCACTGGACGGGCTGGCCAAGTCGTCGAAGGCGAGCGTCTACCTGCAGTCGGGTCTGATCTTCAAGCGCAACGCGCTGGCCCGTACGTTCATTCCGCACCGGCTGCTGACCCGCCAGGCCTTCGAGCAGATCGTCATGGACTGGGGCTGGTCGGGCAACCTGTACCTGGAGAAGCGCGACAACATGCTGCGCCAGGCCATCGGCCTGCAGCCGTGCCTGGCCAAGTACATGCGCCGGGGCAACGACCTGGTCACCTACTACCAGGTGCGCGGCTGGAAGGACGAGCACGAATTCAAGGCCGGGAGTGTGTGCCACTTGCGGGTGGCGGATATCAACCAGGAGATCTATGGCCTGCCCGAGTGGCTGCCTGCTCTGCAGAGCGCGCTGCTCAACGAGAGCGCCACGCTGTTCCGGCGCAAGTACTACCAGAACGGCAGCCATGCCGGTTTCATTATGTACATGACCGATGCGGCCCAGAATGAGGACTTCGTCAACGACCTGCGCACCGCGATGAAGAACAGCAAGGGGCCTGGCAACTTCCGCAATCTGTTCATGTACGCACCAGGTGGCAAGAAGGATGGCCTGCAGTTGATCCCGATCAGTGAGGTGGCAGCGAAGGATGACTTCGGTGCGATCAAGAACATCAGCCGAGATGATCAGTTGGCCATGCTGCGCATTCCGCCGCAGTTGATGGGGGTGGTGCCGCAGAATGCTGGGGGCTTTGGCTCGATTCGAGATGCATCGGAGGTATGGGCGATCAATGAACTGGAGCCAGAGCAAGCCAGGTTACTGCAGGTCAATGAATGGTTGGGGGAGGAGGTGGTGCGCTTCAAACCTTACGTGTTGCCAGTGTAGGAGAGCCGAAAAATGCTGCGGTACGATGGGCATTCAGAAGCCGCCCTTGAGGCGACTAGCTTTGAATCCAGGCTGATCGCAGGCAGGGAATACTGGAGAGTGGTTGGCGATCAATATGAAAGTAGCCAGCGGATATCGCTTGAATAATTGCTAAGGCACTCTAAACAGTGATCCTTGTTCCGGTCCGCTCCGAACGCAGCGCGCAGTACTTGATCGTACTTTGATTCACCGACTTGTTCCCTTGCTGCAATGACTTTTTGATTGACCTGGTCGAATCCAACAACATCGATCATGTCCATCATGCATGATTCAAGGCAGACAATTTTCGTTCGAAGGAACGCAAACGCCTCAAGCTGTTCATAATTGCAGATCGCTCGTAACGCTCGTTTATCACCGGTGAGGATTCGGTAATCGATCGCTTTTGAGTCATTGTCCTTGGCGTGCAGGAACAGGGCCTGCTCACCGGCATCAATGCTTGGGATCTCGTTCAGATGCTCCAGCAGGTCGAACTCTATAGGTGCTTCACTCAGTACCTGGCAGGTATCGAGCAGCTCGTTGATGCGCTCGAATGCCTGGGTGCTGCCCACATACCTTGCAATTGACTTGTCAGGATCGTTAAGTCGAAGGCTGTATTTTATGGTGCTGAGGACAAAGCAGTCCTTTCTGGTCGCCTCAAGGGACTCTAGCGCCTCTCCAATAAGGTCGCACTGAGCCAGCTTTATAATAAGGTCATTATCCGACAGTAGAATCATTATTGACCAACTAAAGTCCCTAATAATGCAAGGCTGTCTTCCTTGAGATCACTTTGCACATTTGCGAGCAGGTGCTGGGCGATGAGCTCTTGGTCTTTTCTGCCTTCGGCAAGAACGCCCAAAGTTGCAGTGCAAAGCGGCCAAAAATTCCCATTATGCGCGCTATTCAGCAGAACATGGGTTGGGTCGATTGCATGTTGTGTTCCAAACTCTTTGGCCATTCGAGCAAGCACTGGTGCTGCTACAAAGCGGCTGAGAGTAAGCTGGGCCTGCTTTCCTGCAAGCAGCTCTAGCGCGTAGGCATCGGCGGCTCGCTCGGCTTCGTCTTTACCATCTGGGTCATCCTGAATGTTGTTGTCAACGATGGCACCGTTGGGATCAAGATGACCAAGCGCTACATGCCCCAGCTCATGAGCCAAGTGGAACAGCAAATAGCCGCATGCTTTGCGGGACGAAAGAACGATAGTCGGCCGTCCTTTTGTAGCCATAGCGATACCATCCATCTTCCGCTTCATCAAACTTGATGCCAGATGGATAACAGGAATGCCCACTTTCCAGCAGTATTCGACCAGACCTTCGAGATCTACCCACGGCCTGCCGGTTGCCAAGATTTGACGCCGAACTTCTTCCGCAGAGTCTGGGCGTTGAAACTCACGATCAAATGCGGAAAGTACGAGCTTGCTTGCACTGCGCGCCAGAGCAACTGCAAGCTGTACATCGTCTTCCGTCGTACCCTTCATCAGCTTGAAACGTCGCATCTCAGGAAGGTCAAACTCCACACGTGGAGGATCTTCAACCAAGGGTCGAACCTTGAGGTTCAAGGCTTTTGCCACAATCAGTTTGGCTTGCTGAAGGCCTGCAGGAGTCTCCGCGATTCCGTCTTCCCACCACGAGGGTAAGATCGCTTGAACGTCCTTTTTTTTAAGGCCGTGCGCGGTGAGGGCGCTGTAAAGATTCTGGATAGATTCAGCCAT